ATGCCTTTAGTTCCATATACATGGACTTCTACTAAAGTAGATATCGTATTGGAAAATGCGGGAGAAGATATAACCGTTCGCGAAAAAAATATAACCGCATTTTTTGTATCCTTAGAAGTAGACGGGTTATCTAGTGGAAATGTGAAACGTATTATGACCGCCGGATTTGATACGACAGCTAAGATATTGAAAATGACCAAAGAAGATTTCAAAAAAGTAGAAGGTTTCAAAGAAAAAATGATTGAGAAAGTGTTCAATGGTATTCATGAAAAAGTAGGAAAAGCGAGTATACTAGATATTATGGTTGCGTCTAATCTATTAGGGCGTGGTTTGGGCGAGCGAAAATTAAAACCAATCATTGAGAAATATCCAAATATATTAACGACCAATGAAACAAATGAAGAGAAAATCAAAATGTTGAGGGAAATAGAAGGCATTGGTCCAGAAAACGCCAAGAGTTTTGTTAGCAATATTCCCGTATTTATGGATTTCTTGAAAGAATGTAGTTTAGAAGGAAAATTGTCGGAAGCCCCCAAACGAGCGGAAACTACAATAGTAGAATCTAATGTTAATACATCCGGACCATTATATCAGAAAAAAATAGTCATGACCAAAATAAGAGATAAAGAAATCATAGATTATTTGGTAAAAGTGGGAGCATCATTAGAAGATAATATAAAGAAAGATACGTTCGTATTGATTGTAAAAACACATGATGATGTATCGAACAAAACGAAATATGCTACTGAAAACAAAATCCCTATTATGACCCCACAAGAATTCAGAGACAAATATATGAATTAAATTATTGGAAGAACTTAAAGTTATTTATCTGTATTATATAAGTAAAGATAAATGTATTATCAAAAACAAGATTATATCAGCACATTAAAATCATCAGCGTTTAAAGAACAAAAATCATTTTTGTATAGAAATCGACATATCATTTTTGTATGTTCATTATTGGGCTCATTAGGATTATTTACCTATAGTGTAAATTATTTAAGTGATACCCCTATGAATACTGGATTATATGAATTAATAACACCAAATAAATACTCCGTATTGAATGAAAATGATATGATGGGATTATTTAAAGAATTTAAAACAAATTTTTCACGTGCGTATGAAACAGATGAAGAAGAAACCTTGCGATATACCAATTTCAAGAATTTTTTAACAATTGTTGATAAACGAAATGAAGACGAATTCAAATATGGAAGTGGAAAATCACTCCATGGAATTACAAAATTCGCGGATTTAACGGAAGATGAATTCAAGAAAGGGTTTTTAGGATATAGACCAACATATAATACAAATGCGATAGTGAAGGATGTGGACGAATATACTGGTAATCGAACAGTAGTAAATTGGGCGAATATATATACGACCGCAGTGAAAGACCAAGGATATTGTGGTTCATGCTGGGCATTTTCGGCGACAGAACAAATTGAAAGCGATAGTATTCGAACGGGTTTATTGACGATTGATGACGCATTATCTCCAGAACAAATTGTTCAATGTGATAATGTAGATTATGGTTGCGAAGGAGGAAATACCGATACGGCATTCGAATATGTTATGAAGGCAGGTGGAATTGAAAGTGATAGTGATTATCCATATACTTCGTATTATGATGTTACTGGTGAATGTACTTCAGATTCATCCAAATATGTAGTAACAGTGAATGAATATTATTCATTGAAAGACGAAGAAGATATGATAGCATATACATTATCTACTGGTCCATTATCTGTATGTGTAGCCGCGTCTACCTGGTCATCTTATGTATCCGGTATTATAACGTCATGTGATACAGATGTCGACCATTGTGTGCAAGCAGTTGGCGTAAATACAGAGGAAGGATACTGGATTGTGCGCAATAGTTGGGGAACAGATTGGGGATTAGAAGGATATATATGGTTAGAAACAGGGGTAGATATGTGTATGATATCATATGACCCAAAATATGTATCCACGAGTTTGGTGTAAAAAAATATAATTGGTGTAAAATATCAATTATATTTTAATTTGTTTTATTTACCTACAAGGGTTTGTTCCGCGAGTTTCTGATAGAATAATCCGCCTTTATCCGTTGGGTCAGTGGGTTCAGGTGGCCGTAAATATTCCGCAGTCAATATATCATAATATTTTGCTAATACTTTTTGTAGATTTTCGAATTTATAATTATGTTCTCGTATACTTGCCGCTTCCAACGCATTACACGGACCACCATATTCAGTAAAACGACGTTTATCAATTTCTTCGGCTTCTAATAATTTGTCTTTCGTAATTTTATCTTTCGGCGTCATTTGTAATTGACCTTTTAACCAATATTTTCCATGTGAATATTTCTCGATTGTATTACCGATGTATAATGTGATACACTTGTCTTCGTCTTTATCGAAACAATCGCGATTGGAATTCATAAAATCACGTAATTCATATAAAGATGGTTCAGGAATATCCATTTATGCTATTGTATAGTCTGGTAATATATCTATGTCCATTATTTTGATATCAGTTTCAATTTTATCACTGACCTCAAATTGAGCGAATAACGGAAATTGTAATTGCTCTTGTGGAATATGATTATGAACAGTTCTAGCAATCATTTTATATAATTTAAAATCGGGATAACGTTCTTCGCCGTTTTTCTTATAGAGAACATTTTTTCCATTATCATCCAAACACCAACGATCAATTGTTTTTTGGAATTCATCATATTCCGAAGGGTGTTCTTCATCATCAATAATGAAATCATAAATGGAACAACCTAGACGACATAAATCGAAACTATAATTAGGGTCAATGCGTGGTTTATTCTCATTCATATATGGTTCACAATTATATTGGGTATGACCATCTCCGCCCGCTGCGAAACTATCACTACAATATGATTTTCCCTGGAATTTATAAATACCTCTACCAAAATCGATGATTTTATATATTTTACCGTAAGTAGGCACTTTGTATAATTTGGAATTGTATTTGTAATATACAAATTCTTCGGTCGTGTTTATATACATAATATTGTTAGTATGAAGGTCATTGTGAGTGAAATGGAACGTTTTTTGATAAGTAATCAGAGTCATTACAATTTGAAATAAAACACTCGCACCAATCTCTTCTGTAATTTGGTTTTTCACAAATAGGTCGTCTAATGTTCCGTCGCATTTTTCAAGACATATTAACTGAACCGGGAAATTATCAATATACACGAATAATTCTTCGCCTTCACTATTTTCACTAGAACATTCTTCCGAATGTTCATTGGATGATTCAGAATTACTGTTGGATTCTTCCGTTTCCTCTGTTTCTTCATCATCTTCATCATCTTCGTCGTCATCTTCACTTTCGTCTTCACTACTATAATTTATTTCACTATTATTCGAAGACGAAGAACTGCTCGACATCGTACTTACGGTAGAAACCGTATCTGCTTTCTCATATACAACTTCTTCGTCCTCATTTAAAATAGTATCGGATTCGACTAACTCATCAAGTTCTAATTCAACCACCGAAATTTTAGAAGCGTTCGATGTCTGCGATATATTTAATTTATGTTTATTTCCACGAGAACCAAAATTCGTATAACTTGTTGTGTTATTTAAAAGAGAACAATGGAAATGACGACCAATATTTTCATTGAAAAAATTGGATGTTTTCAAATAATCGACATCGTCAATAATATTCATTTTATATTTGTCTTGTATTCCTAGGAAAGAACCATAGAAACCTAAACCGTGGACAAAATCATGATGTTCCGCTAATTTACTCGTTAAAAAACTGAAGAAGCAATCGATGTATGCGGTATTGTTTTTATCCAATATTTTAGGTAGAGTATTATCAGTAGTAGATTGTAAAGATGGTAAAGCACGTATTTTATCGTCTTGAATATTATATTTTCCAATCATATAGCGAATAGGATCAAGAAGAGGACCACATTTGATGAATACTGGTTTATTGGCCATGGTATTGGTTTCTACATCAACAACTGTATTTAAATTATAAAAATGATATTTGTTGTTTAAAGCAATTTTATTGTAATTGTTCTCGGTCAGTTCAAAAAAATCATTGTAAATGGGGTTATAGTTTTGTAATTGTTTGATATTGAAAACATTGTAATGATTATCATAATCTTCTAAAGAATGTTGAAAAGATTCAACTAAAGGGTTTAATTCTAAATTATTAATTTTAGAATAGTGAATTTTGAATTTAGAAACTTGTTTGGACATGATCTCTGTATATTGTATTTTTAACATTAAAATATGGAATTTCAAACTTATTCGTTAATCTATATGAAAAAAAATATACAGATGTTATAAACATGACTTTAGAGTTAAAAAAATTCGATATGAAAAGTATTACATTTAAACCCGATGAAAATAAGGGGCCAGTTATTGTAATGATTGGACGTCGTGATACTGGTAAATCGTTTTTAGTGCGTGATTTATTATTTTATCATCAAGATGTTCCTATTGGTACAGTTATATCTGGAACTGAAGCCGGAAACGGATTTTATGCCGCTCACGTTCCTAAACTATTTATTCATGAAGAATACAATTCTGTTTTAATTGAGAACATTTTAAGACGACAAAAAGCCGTATTAAAACAAGTGAATAAAGAAATAGAAAGCTTTAGAAGAACCACCATCGACCCTCGCGCATTTGTTATTTTAGATGATTGTTTATATGACCAAACATGGACTAAAGATAAGTTGATGCGTTTACTCTTTATGAATGGTAGACATTGGAAGATAATGTTGATCATTACTATGCAGTACCCTTTAGGTATTCCACCAAATCTCCGTACCAATATAGATTACGTTTTTATATTGAGAGAACCAACATTTGGTAATAGAAAGCGTATTTGGGAGAATTATGCGAGTATGTTTCCTACATTGGAGTCATTTTGCTCAGTCATGGACCAAACCACTGAGAATTATGAGTGCTTAGTTATTAATAACAATGCGAAATCCAACAAATTACACGACCAAATTTTCTGGTATAAAGCAGAAGGACATCCTGATTTCAGATTAGGTTCAAAAGAATTCTGGGAAATATCAAAAAGTATGGGTTCAGATGATGAAGATGACGCATATGACCCTAGTAAATCGAAAAAGAAGTCTGCACAACCTATTAATGTAAAGAAATCAAAATGGTAAGTAAGTGCGTAAAAATCACCACCCCTAATTGAATCAAACTCAATAAATAAATTTATTCAAACAATAAATTTATTCAATGTTCCCAAATACTTATTCGGAATCCATTCGTTCATTCGAATCTACCGTATGAAACCTAATAATAGTTTGTATAGTGTGAAATACATTAACATCTAAATTATTAATCCGGTCAATAATATCTTGTTCTTTTTCTTCACTTTCATATGTATCATTGCTATCAACACTTTCATTCATATTCTCATCTGTGGTACTCTCATCCATATTATCATAAATAACAATTGAATTTTCATTTCGTTGAATCGTATCGCGTATATTTTCAACTATTTCATCCTCTTCTTCTTCCGTATCTTCTTCCTCATCCTCGCTAAAATCATCATTATCATCCACATACGTATGATTATTCATAAAATCTTCTTCCTCTTCATTTTTATATGCTATAAATTCAGTATTAAATTTAGTAGTATATTCTCTAGTAAAATCTAAATTTACTTTTTTAACCATTTTTTTCCTACCAAAATTTCGATTGAATTCAACAAATCGTTTTAATTTTGTATCCAATAAACGAGTATATGTATGTTTTTTATTTGTTTCAGTCGTATATTGTGCGTGTAAATATAAATTTAAATAAGGTTTCATTGTTCTTACTAAAATATCAGTGGGGAAATCTTTATGGATTTTCATATTTTTACTGAATCTATTCGTTCGTAACATCGTAATACAATTCATCCGCAATTTTTCTTTCGTGGATACTTCTAAATGTTTTTTAATAGCATATTCTCGAATATTATCTTCATTTTCCAATTTATATTTTGTCAAATTGAAATTCGTTAAAAAATAATTGCGAAACATCGTAGGAATAATAATGTGTTGGGATAACATAAAAAAATAAATATTATATAAATCGGCTTTGTTGAAGGGAATGTTATTATACGGATTTTTACATACTTTTGGTTCAGCGAAAAAATAATGAGTGTTTCCTAAGGCTTCATTCAATAAATTCACTAAATCACTGGTGGTAAATAAATATTTTTTATTGTTTTGAAAGATAATCATTACGTTTTTATCCGTTTCACTAATAGGATTCAAACAAATATCGTGTTTCACATGTATTTCAGCCTTTCTAAATTTATAATTTCTGAAGAGTCGCGTGATTACATAATAATGCCGTTGAATTTTCCCAAAAATAGTTAAAAAATCCGCTTTATTTTCATCCGATAAAAATATATTTTTGTAAACACTTGCTAAATACGAAAATTTTGTCTTATAATTGAAATCTTCTTTGCTAGTAATTAAATTTGAAAATAAATTCTTTATGGTATTGTTATGTATACTTTCACTATTTAGATTTTTATAATATTCTATACAATGTTGAATATTTACGAAATCATCATACATGGGAAATTCGAATTTCAATACAAATTGTATAATTATTTTAAATAGATTCATTAAATATATAAACATTTATAATTTTATATATTTTTACATAATTATATATTGATTTTTACTTATTTTACTTATAATACTTGTGATGATTCTTGTTCTACTTGTTGTTCTTTTTCTTTTTGTTCACGTTCGAGTGCGTTCTTGAGTAATAATTCATTGTGTAATTTCATACTTTCAGGCTCAGCGACCTCACGCTCTTCGAAATCAACTGTATCTTTCACACCAATTAAATTGCCTTCTTCGTCCATGGTTTGGGTTAATACATTACCTGATTTTTCGGCTAATTTGATATTTTCTTCAATTGCCTTTTTCTTGGTCTCCTTAATTCGTTTTTCGAATTCCTGCTTGGCTTTTTCTTCATTCTTCAACTTTTCTTGATGTAATTGATTTAATTCTTCTTCCATGAATTCAACACGACCGGTTTTATAAGCATCAGGGTCCCAAGGCATCCACATACCAACTGGACCTACTAATATATCATGATTAGGGTCGAATTCACGTAGCTTTTTACATCTCAGTTCAGCCTCTTCTTGGGTTGGGAAAACACCACGTACTTTTAAACCGCGAACAGAGGTTTGAAATGAATGCTCACGATTGAAACGTTCATTCAATTTATCTTCCTGTCTATCTAGGAAAGTTTTATAATCATCAATTGTTGAATTTTCCTTCAAACGGGCTTCTTCCTCTTTCGAGAAATCATTTAGGTCATTCAATACTGCTTCAATATTTAAACTATATTTATATGAAATAAAATGAAGAAAATCATTGAATTTAGTCATAGATTTAGTAAAATCCCATTGTCTAACAAATTCGTCAAATAAATAAACTTCGCGTTTTTTCAATATCTTTTCAGGAGAAATAAAAGACATACACACAAATTTTTGGCCAGCGATTGGTTGGTCTTCATCACATAAATCAATATATTTAGGATTAGGTTGACCGTTTTCTAGTATTTTTCTTTCGAAGCCCGACATATTTATATAAATAGAACAAATTTAACGTTTAAGTGTTTTCAACAATATATTATTTTATTTAGGATAATTTTTTTGTTTTTCTATTATATAAACGTTTCAATGAACGGCTTAGTTGACTTTTCAGAGATTGTAAAGAGAATCATCAAATACTTGGTGTTAGGCTTATGTATTGCTATTGTCGCAATTGTTATTCCAAAAAAATCTTTAAATGTTGAAGAAATCCTTATTTTAGCACTTTCCGCAGCTGCTACATTCAGTATTTTAGATACATTTTTACCATCTGTTGGCGATAGTGCTAAAATGGGTATTGGTCTATCCGTAGGCAGTGCTTTAGGCGGAGGTATCCGTACTCTAGCAATGTAATCCAGGGAACCTACGGTTCCCTCTGACGCTCCCTCCCTTGGTAAGGACATATTAATGTTCTGACTTTACTATTTAAAATATAATTTATTATAGCTATAATAAATTATTAGGAATATTTTATTGAATTTATTGGGTATAAAAATGACTACTATACAATATAGTTGACTACATGTATAAACATATAATTGGACTCTCTTTGATTGATATCAGCAGGCCTTACCTACGAAAACAGTTATTACTAACACTCAATCCAATTGAATATATGTACCTGAATACATTTTTGATAAATACTTTGTTGATTATGTATTTTTCCTATATTTTTGTAAATCAAAAACACATGATAGACACTGCTTTGATACAGTATAAAACATTATCTATGAAACAATTATCGACGATTACAATGTCTAGTGTTTCCACCGTAGCGTCAACTATTATGTTATTGGATTTGGATAAAAAATATAATACTCCTGCTGTGAATAATATTATAATCAAATCATCATCTATTGTTCTCGTATTTTTCATTGGATATTTTTTTTTCCAAGAAACATATTCCATAAAACAAATAATAGGAATTATAACTATGGTTAGTGGCTTCTGTGTAATAATATACTAGATTCCTCGAAAAAGGAAGGGGGGTCGTAGGGGAAACGTAGTTTCCCTACTAAGGAAGGGGTCCTAGGGGTAGAATCCCTACCCTTGGTTTCCCTAGACGGATGGAAAAAATACCCAATCCAAATCCTTACATACCTTCTTCCAAATCATATCTTGTTCTAATTGTTTTTCACGGTCTTTCATCATAGGAATATACGGTAAATATTGTGTTTGGTCTAATAATACACACAATTGATGTAGAGTATATGTATAATTAAAAAAGTTGGTGCGGTTGGCTGGACAATGCGTCGCCCACGGTTTCTGTATTTCAATAAATAATACACATAAGGTTTCGTGTAATTCTTCATTCATAATTGGCGGTTTAATACCAAAAATAGAATTAATATATTGAATATGTTCAAAATATTTATTAAATCCCAATTTTCGTAAAATATCACGCATTTTATCGTAATTAATGGTAGACATATCTTTAATACGTTCTTTCTTGATTCGCGCCCGAATCGCCTCAATGACTTCATCTGGAATTTGTGTTGTTTCTTTGGCTTGAAATTGCGACAAGATTTCTTTGAAATGATTGAGACGAATATAGGCGGTATACGATACTTCATTCGGTGGTTCTTTATTTGTTGGTTTGGAACTATCAATAATATACGTAATAAATTTACCACATTCCCCATTATTACATATTAAAATCCCCTCTTCATCTTGTGGTATAAGTTCTCCTCGATTACATTCCAAACATATATCAGAAGAAACCACATAATCTTGAATATTAATAATTTCGTTATTTACATTCCGCCAATAATTTTGATATGTTTTCTTGGATTGATTATATTTACTACTATTTAGATTGGAACTGTCTTCCGAATTCGCTTTGATTTTAAAAAATGAATTCAAAATTTTGACGTTTTGATTATTATCCCCCGAAGAAATCTTCTTCTTTTCCTCAAAATAATTGAAAATATATTTTGAATTATCTAACAAATAATTTTTCTTCTCTTGTTTCAATTCTTTGATTTGTTTTTTTATCAGAAGAATCTTGTCTCGAATTTCCATATAAGCATCGATTTCATGGTCTTGTAAAGTAGGTATTACCGATTTTA